CATTGGGGATGATGAGCGTACAATGGTAGTAAGCAAGAAGGATGGTAAAACTCAATCTGTCAATATTAATGAGCGAGATAAAGATGGCACGATTAAGAACGATCTTGGCGTTGGTGATTTTGATGTTGAAATTGATTCCGGTCCTAGCTTCGCGGTTCAAAAAGAAATCGCATTGGAGATGTTTTCTGAGACCATTCAAGCGTTTCCGCAAGCCTTCCCTCTGGTTGCAGATCTATGGGCTGGGAACTTGGATATCCAACAGATGGATCAAGTTAAAGAACGCTTTAAAACGCTTGTTCCGCCCCAAATTCTAGCAAAAGAAGAAGGTAAACAACCACCTCCTCCGCAACCAAATCCACAAGAAGAAATGATGAAAATGGAGATGCAGTTTAAACAACAAGAAATACAGAATAAGCAAGCAGAAGTTCAAGTTAAAATGCAGAAATTAAAACTTGAACAAGAAGAATTAGAGCTTAAGAAAGCAGAGATGTTTTTGAAAGCCCAGGAAACAGAAAATAAAGCCACGGCAGATGTTTATAAACATCAACTTGATTTAAGGACTGCTGAAACTGTACATGGCCATAATCAACATAAAACTAATATGGAATATGAGCACAAAGCAGCTCAGATATTAAGTGATTTACATAAGCATCATACACAGCTTGAGCATGATAAACATATGGATAAACAAAAACCTAAAACCACTTAAATCCAATGAAATATTTTACCGATAGATAATGCAGCTATTGGTGAGAGAATAATTAAAATTATTTGCCATAATCTATTTTCGATATTGTTCATTCTCAAATCCATTTTGTCCATTCTTGAACTTAGAGAGTTATTCAAACCATCGATCTTTTCATTGAATGATTTATCCATCTTTTCAATATTAGACTCAATCCTCATTAGAGTCTGATCTATATGACCAATGGATTGCTCAAGTAATGCAATTCTTGTTTGGTTTGAATCATTATTTTGGTGTTTTTGTGATGTCGTCATTTTTATTATCCTGTCACCGCAATTGCGGTAAACATTACCGCAATTGCGGTGAATTTGGTAATCACATCATACCACAAGGTACATATATGGCCTTATAAATAGTCACCTTAAGCGTAAAATTTAAGCATACATAGGCAAGGAGCCTATGGGCTTCTGGCCAGCCTTACAGGCCATGGGCAAATGAATGCCAGTGGAGTCAATATGGAAGTTGAACAGGGTCAACCTGGTAACGATGCGGAAAATGTTAGTGGTGAAGTTGCAGAAGATTTAGGTGTGCCCAAGGATGAAATGATTGAAACGGTTGAAGCCGCTAAATCATCGGGCAGTGAAAACACGGGTGAATCTTTAGCCATTCAGAAACGACTGAAACAGGCGAAAAGGGCTCACGAGAGGGAAATTCGGGAGTTGCACGCAAGGATCGCGGACATGCAATCACAGTTACAGCCTAATCAGCAGCAGCCACAACAAAATCCCTACGACGGAAACGGCGTAGATGATGCAATCCACAAGGCAGTAAGCTTTGCGCTTCAACACAGGGACATGGAGGAGCGAAAAGCTAAAGAGGCTGAATCTCAGCATCACATTGCAAAGCAGTATCAAGATTTAAATAAGCATCTTGACTCAACTGCGGATAAATATGATGACTTTGATGATGTCGTAAGAGGAGACGCTCCTTTTACTGCCCATATGCGTGATGCAGCCCTCATGTTACCGAAGAAAGGTCCAGGCTCAGCAGGAGAAGTCCTGTACAAACTTGGCAAAGATCCTGAAGCACTTGCCCGTATTGCAAAACTCCACCCCGTAGATCAAGCATCAGAGTTAGTCGCGCTGAGTCATGCCTTGATTTCTGGTGGCGAGCAAAAGGGTTCAAATTCCCGCCCATTAGGTCAAATCAAGAATAACCCAGTCGTCAATTCTGCCGGAATTACTGAAAAAACACCGGTGTCTGATATTAGACAGCGGATGAAAAAAGGCACGTTTAAATAACGCGCTTTTTAAACGGAAAGAATTATTCACGGATGGAGACTGGCAATGCCTAATCAATTTATTACGACACAACTCGTGTCAAATACCGCTTTAGCAATGTTTGCAAATAACTCACCTTTTGTCATGACTGGATCAAGGATCTATCAAGATGATTTCCAAAGTTCAGGCTATAAGATCGGTGACACTTTGCAAGTTCGTAGACAGAACAACTTTATCGTTGGTGATGGTTCGACCGCAGTCCCTCAAGACATCATTGAGACTGTTGAGAACATTGTCGTTGCGCACCAATACCATGCATTGATCGCATATACCGTCCAAGACCTTACATTGCGGATTGAAGATTTTAGCCGCATGTTCATACAGCCTGCGATCCAAAATATTATTACCCAGATGGAACGTGACATTAATTCTGATGCTGAACAAGAGCTTTATTTGTTCCAAGGATCTGCTGGGTCACCAATCAATTCCTTCTCAAGCGTTGATTTAGCGGGCGCTAAATTGTTAGAGATGGGCGTGAACATTGCATCTGATGCGTATCTGGCCATGACAGTACGCGACGGCTCATCCCTTAAGGCCGCACTTCTTAACAATTTCACCCCTGTCTTTAACGAAGAAATCGTCCGCCAATCAGCGATTGGGCATTTGTCATACTTTGATATCTTCCAGTCCCAAAACATTGTTAAACATGTTGCTGGCGTTGGTCCTACTTCATTCCCAGGGGATGTATTGCTTGTGAATGGTACTGTTACATCAGGTAATACCATCATCCTATCTGGTGCGACTATTTCACAAACAAACTACTTCTTGCCAGGTGATTTGATCTCGATTGCTGGCGTCCATAGCGTCAACACATTGTCCCGCCAATCAACCGGACAAAACATGCAGTTTGTTATTACTGCTGCTGCTAATTCAAGCGGTGGTGGTGCTGTCACTATCACTGTGTCACCGAGCATCATTAGCAATACCTCAAGTCCACTACAAAACGTTGATGGGCCAGTTTTGAGCGGCTCTGCTGTGACCGTTGTGCCTTCGTACAACGTGAATGTCGCTTACCCTGCACGTGCACTCGATATTGTGTGCCCGCCTCTTTATAAGCTGCAAGTACCTTATGCAAGTGTGGCTGTTGATCCAGAAACAGGATTGTCGTTAGCAGTGACTCAGACAGGCGATATTTTAGGTTATCAAAACTTAATGCGTATAGACATCTTGTGCGGCTTTAAATGGCACCCACAATATGCAGTCAAGTTGTTGTCATAAGGAGATTGACATGAAAGATAGATATGATGGAAATCCTGGCAAGGAAGCAGCGATTGCAAATACGCGTCAAGGAAGACTTGAATCTGAGCATTCTCGCAAAGATGAATTTGTTAAGCGTGAACAAGCAGCGACCAAGCAATATGCAGGCAAAAAGCCCGTGATGGATGCTTCCATGTTTGAGTTTAATGCCAATATGACAAACACAGGTGAACATGCACAGATGCTTGGCAGACGTTTGACAGCTGGCCTTGACAAAGTTGCGTTCCCAGTTGATGGCGAAGGCGATGACTCCTGATGTCGAAATTTTAAGGAAAAATCGACATGTCTTTTTGATGTGTCGATCCTTTCGACATGACAAGGAGGCGATGGAATGCCACAAAATGTCAAGACAACGAATGACGTTATCATTAATGCCTTATATCTTCTCGGAGAGTTAGGCGTTGGTGAAACACCTGATGGTTTTATGCTATCAACTGGACTTGAACTTATTAATGAACTATTAGATAAGTTTTCATCAGATAGCATTTATATCCCTTTCCTTACCACGATTGATTTTAATATGGTCGTTGGGAAAGATGTTTATTCTGTTTCTGACATGATGCTTGCTGATATTACTGCTGATCGCATTGTCGATTTGTCATTCGCGAATTACTTTGTCCCTGCTAATGGCAACCCATCTGGTGCTATTCCTATATCAACGCCATTTACTGCTAATAGTGTCACTAATCTTTTTACGATGGCATCGACTGCTTCTTATCCTACAAATTCTCCTGTGACAATATCAACGACTGGGACAGTACCATCGCCCTTTGTTGCAGGCACGACGTACTACATGATCAACATAAGCCCGACAACATTTCAATTAGCAAGCACATCGGCAAATGCATTGTTAGGCATACCTATCACAATATTGACAAATGGCAGCGGAACGAATGTATTGACCTTATTCAATTTCCCAACCCAGCCTGTGAATGCATCGCTTGTTTATCCCATGCGTATTATTAACAAGGCGACATATTGGAACGTTGTAAGACAAACCAATTTACTAGCACGCCCTGGTTTCATATTCCTTGATAAGCAAGCGCAAGAATCATTTATCACGGTCTATCCTGTGCCTGACCAACCTTATGCGTGCAAGGTACAAGTCAAATGCATGATCAATGAATTAACGAACCAGCAATCAATTGGCGAACTACCGCCTAATTATTACGGGTTTTTGAAATATGCATTGGCGCGTAAATTCCTTGCTTATTATCCATCTGGTAATTGGCCGCAACAGAATGAAGATGAATATAAGGATTATTACGAAACATTTAAAAACTGCAATGAAACTGATTTAACAATACGCCCATCGGTCACAATGACAGCACCAGAACCATTCTATTGGCCAAATATATTGAGTTACTAATATGCCTATTGAAAACTTCGAAATCGTAGGCAGTTATAATAACCAGAGGTTCCCAAACATAGACGCTGAACGCAGTATTAATTTGTTTGAATATATAGACCAGAAAGGCAAGAAACCAAGGTCACTCATTTCAACATCAGGACTTCAAAATACAGGGTTGGTGTTCCCAGATTCACTTCCTACAGATGGATTTAGGATGGAATTTGTGTTAAATGGGTTTGAGTATTTTGTTATTGGCCAAGGGTTTTATAGGCGTGATTCATCAAATAATGTCACCAAATTAAATACAGCATTACAGCCCATATTAGGCGGCACAGGTTTTATTGGCGTTGATGCAAATAACAATGCAAATGGACCACAAATATTATTCGTTGATGGGCAAAAAGGGCATATTTATGATACAGGTACTGGTATATTTACTTATGATGTTCATGCTATTGATCTTGCTTTTCCTACTGTTCCCATTGATGTTACTTTCCTTGATGGATTTTTAGTCGTTGCACAAGGTGGAACAAATACATTCCAATTGTCTGCATTTAACGATGCCTATAGTTGGGGCTCTGTAACGTCAGCTACAGTCACATTCGATAATGTAACTGATCTTATAACGCCTAATACTGGGACTGTCTATTCAACTGGAATGACGGTGCAATTTACAGCAGGCGGCGGTCTTCCCCCTGAGATAATAGCAGGGAAGACTTACTATGTTATTTTTGTGTCCCCTACACAAATAAGGATTGCATTGACACTTGCAGATGCAATAGCTGGAACACCATTTGTTAATTTCACAACAAATGGTACTCCTCCTAACACAATCACAAATGTCACATCAGGTGTCATAGGCCAATTACAACAAGGCCAAATTAATTCCCATCCAGGGAATATCGTTGCTTGTCGTACATTACACCGAAGATTATTTTTGTTCTCAAGCAATTACACGGAAGTATGGGAAAACGCTGGAATAGGCACAAACCTTCCTTTTAGACGTAATAATTCATTACTCATGGAGTATGGAACGCCATCACGCGCAAGTGTTGTGACTGGATTTGATAAGTTGATGTTTTTATCACAAGATCGTGATGGCCTTGGTGCTGTCATGGAAGTCATAGGGACTGAATCTATCCCAGTTTCAAATCGTGCACTTGATTTCCAGCTAGCACAATATGCAGAAGGGCAACAAATTAATGACAATGACCCGCGCGGCATATTCATAAAAGAAAATGGCATTATTTTTTATAGGCTAAATTTTACTTTAGCAAACCATACCTTTGTTTATAATGTGACGCTGAGTAACCCATCTGAAGAAGAAGGAAAACTTTGGCACGAGGAAGAAGTACTAAATGGAGACAGGCATCCCGCCCAAACACATGGATATTTCAATGGAAGTAACTACTACGGAAGTTATAATCAGCCTATCTTATATCAAGTGGATCAGTCGTTTACTTCGAATGATGGCGAAGCTATACCAAGAATTAGGATAGGGCGTTGTTATGTTCCCTCCACTTATAATCGCACGCGTATTGATAGGTTTATGCTTGATGCTATTCAAGGCCAAGTAAATGTTATTAATACAACAAATATTTTAGACTTACTTACTGAGTCAGGAATACAAATTGATACTGAAGACGGTATTTTTAACCTCATATTAGACCAAAGCACCTTGTCCCCCATTTACGATATTACCCAACCTCCTGTTTTTTTATCTTATTCTAAAGACGGTGGACACCTATTTGGGTATAGGCAAACCGCATATCTTGGCGCAATTGGGGACACTAAACATCGCACTGTTTATCGTAAATTAGGCGTTGTGCCAAGAGGACAGGGATTTGTCCCTAAAATTGAATTTTATAGCAATGTGCCTTTTATTATTTTAGGCGCTGCATGGTTTTTTGAAGTGTTGCCGGAGTAAATATGGCAAATGATATTGACCAGTTAAATTATTATGACCCCTTGATAAGCGGGACAAATGCGAAAATCAGCGAAGATTGGATGAATAATTTGTCTGCATTCATACAGACCTTACAAGGCTATTTATCGCAATTTGGTATGTTTGTCCCTATTTTAACGACAGCGCAACGTGCAACTATACAGTCGCCAGTAGAGGGACAATTGATTTATAATGTTGATAAGACATTGGGGCCACCACGGACGGCCTCATTACAAATATGGCTGGTAAAAGCAGGCGTTGGTGCTTGGAGAGACATAACTACAACGCCATAATCATAAGGATGTGATGATATGGATCCAGCAATGTTAGCTATGATAATGCAGGGCGGACAAGGACTTCAAGGTGGTCTAGGGCAGTTCTTTGGAGGTCTTTTTGGCAATTCTGGCGCGCCTTATGGCGATGCCATGAAGCAATTTCAAAATTACTTTGGCCAAGCTCAAGGATATCAACAACCGTTTTGGGAAGCAGGGAAAAATGCTATACCTCAATTCCAAGAATGGCTAGGCGGAATGAAAGACCCATCAGGTTTTATTAATAAACAAATGGGTAATTATCAAGAATCTCCTTTTGCTAAATATCAGCAGCAACAAGGTGTTAGAGCCGCCCAAAATATGGGATCACGCGGAGATATGGCATCAGGTGGCATTGGTTCTACTCCTCTTATGCAATTTGCACAACAAAATGCGCAAAATATTTCTTCCCAAGACATGAACCAATGGTTACAGAATGTCATTGGTGTTAATACCCAATACGGCCAAGGATTAAATAATCTGATGAGTGGTGGCCAAAATGCTGCGAATAGTATGAGCGGTATATCTCAGCTATTAGGTCAATTAATGGGTCAGGGTGCTTATGGTCAGAGAGCAGGTGAAAACCAAGATAGATCTAATATCATGGGCGGATTATTAAAGCTACTTATGGGATAGGTGAAATATGGCTTTTTCAGGGATTCCATTACCAAGAACAGTTTATGATGTAGAAAAAGGCGGTCCAGTTATTACTGGTATGATGGGAGCTAATGCATTAACAAAGAGTAATCTAGATAATGCTCATCAGCAATTGATAAATCAATATTATGCGCCGAATATTCAGTCAGAGATAAATAAACGAATTGCAGAAACAAAAGGTATTGATATTACCAATCAGTATTTGCCTGAAAAATTACGTATAGCAAATTCTTTATCAAATCAACAATTACAATGGAATCCTAGAATTTGGCAATCAGAAATTGGATTAAGAGGGGCGCAAGGAAAATTAGCAGGATCAGAAGCAGATAAAATTAATTATCTATTAAATCATCCTGGACTTATGGGAGATGAAACATCAAAACAAATACAATCATTAATTGACTTTGGATTGATTGATAAAAACAATCTTGGCCAAGCTCTTAATCAAGGAAACAATAATCAATTAAACCAGCAGCCATCTAATATTACTAATCCGGCGCAGCCAAGTGGTATTAATCAACCGCAAAATCCAATGTCTCAATTGCCCGCAACAAATCAAGGTATATTTCAAACGGCATCTCCATTTAATACAGGAAATAAATTATTAGATACTATTTTAAATAAACCTTATGCAAATGCTGCTTATCAAAATCAAATGACAAAAGCATTTAATTGGGTACATTTACCAGTTGAGACTAAAAATCAATTAGTAGCGCAAGGATATGGAATGGGAATTGAACCATTAAAAATGATGGATTATATAAATCGCGGTATGAGCTTGTCTCAAATTGCGCAAGAAGAAGGATTGGATCCTGAAAACTTACCACCTCCCATTTATCCTCCAACCTCAACAACTAAAACTCGTGTTCAGCAAGTTCAGCAGGTTGAGCATGAATTAGATTATCTTAATAGCACGGTAACACCTGTTATAAAAAGATATGCTGATACATTTATGGGAGTATCTCCTGAAAGATTGAAAGATATGTTTAGTAGCGACCCAGAAGCACAAAAAAGATTTGGGGAATATATAGGTGCTTTATCATTACAAACAGGGATTTCAAATGGACGAGTATTGCAAGAAGGAGGAAAGCCAGGACTTGAAGTAATGAGAATGGTACGAGATAGCGCATTAAAAGGTATTGATACTCATTCTCCTATGAAGATGTCAAAAGAATCGTATCAAGCATCCCAAGATTTTATTAATCAAAAATTATCGAGAGGTGCAAAAATACGAACAACTACCGGAATGAACCCAATGTCTGAAATTGGTAGAAATAAAATAAAAACAGAAGAAGGAAATAATAAATCTAATTTAAAACCTCCAAGTGAAATGACTACTGAAGAAATTAAACAGGAATTGTCTCAATTAAGAGGTGGAAAATGAGCACTTCAAGGTCAGAAGAATTACAAGCAGAATTAGATAGGAGGCAATCTTTAGAATCGGAATTGGGAAAGCGTGAAACCGCACCAAAAAATAGTGGAATTGGCATTAATCCTGATGGTACAAATAGAAGTGCTTTAGATGTATTACGCGATTTGGGAGCGGGTATTGCAAGAGGTTCGCAAAATTTAGGGTCGGCATTATTAGAAGGCGGAGAATATATAACTAGAAAAGGCGCTGAAAGATTAGGGACTGATTTAGGCAATCCGGTAAATGTTCCTAAATGGAACGCAAGAGAATTTATGGGTCTTGAAGGAAATCGTCCCATTGATTTAGGATCTAAAATACAAAGCAATAATCCTGACGCATTGACAATGGGAATCGGACAATTTGGATTGCCTTCTTTATCAGGCGGCATGAATGCATTAAGGCAAATATTAACACAAGGTGCTTATGGTGCTTCACAAGCGTCCCCTGAACAAAAAAATGCATTTGGATTGTTACCTCAGGGTAGATTAGGAGCAGCAATAGAAGGAAGTTCATGGGGAGCATTACCATTTGCAATACCTAGAATGTTTGGTGTTGCTAAAAATGCAATCAATAAATATTTTAGCCCTGAAACCACCTCACAAAATTTTATTAAGAATCTAGGACAAGGTAAAACAATATCTGAGAATATTGAAGAGTTATCAAATCGATTAGGATATGGGCAAAAAACGGTAAAAGAAGAAGCATTAATCCCTAAACGTGAAGTAATGGCTGAAAGTGGAGAAACAACTTTATTTCCATCTCAAGTCAAAGGAAAAGAATTAACAAAAGAAACATCATCTATTTTTGCTGAACATCCAAAAGATGTCACTCCTGAAAGAATGAATCAATATGAGAAAGCCCTTAAATCTTATTACAATGATGGTGATATTGATGCTTTAGTTGAAAAAGGAGAGGAAATATTTGAACATCCTGGTTTGTCTGAAAAAGATATTTCTAAACTCGATGAAGCTCTTATTCCTGAAAAACCTGTGAGAGGCGAATATTTAAAGATTAAAAATCCAGATGATCATTATTCGGATTTAATACAAGAGGCACATGATGCTTATGCTAAAAATCCAACATTTAGAAATTCTGATAAATTAAGATCTAGGTTATTCAAGCGTATTAATGAATTAACAAAAAGACAAAAAGCACAAACTATTACTGATTCACAAGAAAATGAATTAAGGTCATTAACTAAAAATAGAAATGCCATTATTAAAGACCAAGAAAATCTCATTAGTACATTTTCACCAGAAAACAAGGGTAAGTATGGTGAATACAATAAATTATGGCGTGAGGATCAAAGAGCTTATGAAGATGCCGGTAATACGATTAAAAATCTTAAAAATGGTCATCTTAAGAATGTCACTCCTGAAAATATTACTAAGGCATTCTCATATCCAGAATTAAAACCAGAACTTCAAAAAATATTAAAAGACATTGGTCCAGAAGGTATTAAAAATATTATTTATAATGAACTGGGACGTACTAAAGATGCTGCGGGTGCTTTGAAAATGTTGGAAAGTTTAGAAAAAACAAAGGGATTTGCACCATATATATCAAAAGATATAAAAGAATTTGCAAACAACATTAGAAATCAGATTAGAAATAAAAAATATTTAAAATATACTGGAACAGCTTTAGGTACGGCAGGATTATATGAAGCAGCTAAAGGCGCAATTAATAGATTATGATAAGGACATCACATGGCGATCACATATAGCATAGCTCCTAATCCGCATTGGGTCATCATTGATAATTTTTCTAAATTGCCGCCTGGTGCTGCTATTTATACATATAGTAGTAAAAACCCTTCTGTTTTTAAACCTGCATTCCAAGATGCATCAAACAATAATCCATTCACTCAACCGATTGTCGGTTTTGCAAATGGCACATTCCCTCCTATATTTTGGCAGTTTGATGATACCCAGCCTGATGACCTTTATTACATTAGGGTGTATGACAAGGTAAATGACCCAGGAAATGGTGCTAATTTTCTATGGGACTTCGGTGGATTGCCGAGTGCTGCAAATGGCGGAGGAGGAGGATCAGTAACAACAAACAATGACATTGAGAACTTAGTCATAAATGGTGAATTTTATAGAAATGTGGGGAACGTCGTTGGCACGCCTTCTGTTCCTGTTCTTATAACGATTGCACCAAGCAATAATGCAGGACTGGTCGGAAATTTAGTGGATGCAAATGGCCCTGCTTCACCTGATATTATCTTTGCAAAACAAAATACGAGTTCGCATGACAATATTAGTTTCACTGAATTCCCAAAGGGCGCGACAGATTTATCACCCAATCCAACGCCACAGTTTTATGTTAATTACACATCGGATAATTCTGGTACTGAAACATATAAATATTTCCAGTTTCCGTTAGCTAAAGGTGTGCAAAACTTAAGCGGACAAACTTCAAGCATGCAGATATTTGCGAGAAACAATGGTGGAAACACGAATGTTTCATTGCGGATAAGGCAATTTTTTGGCAATGGCCCAGGTGCTACTGCTGATATTTTAACAACTGTCGGGACA